GTTTGAGAAAATTCGTCGTTTAATTCAAACAAGAATGTTTGAGCTGCATTGGCAATCGCCTTTTCAACCGAGATAAACAATCTTCGCACATTTAATCTGTCAAATGCTGAAGTTAAACCAAGTCCTGTTTTATCACCAAATAGTACAATTCCTTGACCTACTTGACTCATCACTGGGTTAATATCTTTGCTGTATAGTTGATCTCTATGAGCTTTATTAGGATTAAACGCAAGTTTAACAACATTCTTGATTACGCCCTTACGGAAACCAGCAGGAGATTCAAAAGGTTCAACTCTTGAAGCCAGACCAGCAGTATCACCGTTAAGTGGTACCCAACGATAGAAGTCATTATACTTATCGTATCTGTACTTATATCCAGAATCCATAAACCAGTATGAGCTATTCTGAAGCGTATTTCTATATGCAATTGTTTTGGTAAGTTTTGCGTTTGTTTTATTTTCGTCTACTACTGCTTCTTTAGAAGGTGATAGGAATGCAACACAATCTTTTCTATAATCTGAGATATTAGAAATGATATAGTTAGCAAGGTTACCTGAGTTGTCACCTTTACCTTGAAGAATGAATGAAACATCAATTTCATTTGACGCTTTAAACAAGTCGTAACCAGCTGCTTTAGCAGCAAGAGATGTAGCTGATTCAGAAGTACCTGAAGTACCACTTGCTAAACTCTCGTATGTGCTGTATTGGCTACTAGATTCAAAGTGTGCTGTATTAGCAACTTTAACCCAACTTGATTTGTTTGTAATCACTTGCTGGTAGTAATTTGTTGATCCATCAGGTAGTGTAGCAGATGAAGTTTTAGATACATCTTCATAAAGCTCTAGTATAGTACCTGCTTCACCAGTAATAACTCCATCTTCGTCTTTAACTAAGACGTGATAGTTACCAGTTTGCGGTGCTCTACCGAATGAATTGTGGTATTTCCACTTACGTGTCAAACTCAACTTATTTAAATCGTCTTCTGCAAGCTTATAGCTTGAATCAAGAGCGATTGTGTATTCGTGTGAAGCAATAAGTGAAGTGTTAGCAGTTTCAGTACCAGCTGAATCCAAGGTTTTCTCTGCGAATGTAGCTACAGAAATGTCTTGATATCCAACAGATTCGTTACCAACTTCAACAATATCACCAGCTTCAAAGGTAGTAGCTGCTAGAGCTGCACTTGGAAGTACTTCAAATACAATTGAAGATGCATTGAATGCGAGTGTTTGACCGATTTGTGTATTACCAGTTAATCTTGATGCGCTGACGTCTGCGACAGCAATTACATCGTTCTCAAACTGAGTACTTTGTACGTATGCTACTTCCAATGAATTACCCAGATCTCCTGGATATAAAGCATCGAATGAGCCGAACGTGTGTAAAGCTGAATTTGCGTTTGACGTGTCTGAAGCCGAAGCTATAACAGCGCCGTTATCTACACGAGCTACGTAAAGAGCATTTGAGTATGAAAGGTAGTCTGCTGCAACAAAGAATGTCTCATAGTTATCGTTATTTGGTTCGCCAAAACGGTTTACTAATTCATTCTCTGAAGAAACTAGTACTGTTTCACCGACCGGACCCCATCTAAAAACACCGGCAATTGCAGCAGGTGGCGTAGCGATGGCCGGTACTGCGGCTGACGCGTCCACTTCGCGAACGATTACCGAAGGACTTACGGAAAAAGCCATATTATTTCTCCTTTAATATATCTATTTAAAACTTTTGTCTAAAATTAGTTATCACAGTTCTATTTATAAAAACAGAAAGGTTGTATTCATTTATCATAACTGTATCTGCCATGACTCTCTAGCAAAACCGTGTCCATCGTCCTCTGCATCTTCATCAGTACCATCATCTATAAATCCGAATGGTAATAAATCTTGTTCGATTTGTTCTTCTGTTTTTTGCCTTAAGCGCATCATAGTATTAATATCAGTAAGATCTTTGAAGAATCCCTGGTCTGTTAACCACGAAAAGATAACTAAATTCATTACCAAATCGTCGTGTGCACCAGATTCTGCTTCGTATGATGATCCCCGTTTAGAAAATCGCGATAACTCTTGTATTGTGTTATAATCCTGCAAAATTAACTGATTTTGTTCAATCAGCATTTTTAATATAGAACAACCGATACTTTTAACACTTTTTGTTGTTCTTATTCCATTATCTGTTCTTTTACCAAACCCGCTTGAAATCCTTTTACCAGATCTTCCTGCGTTTTCAGTAAACAACAGATTTTCATAACCATAGTCCATTAAGAGCACATCTGATACTTGTTCACCGATATCATTGATTTCGATAAGTACCGCGCCCTCATTGTACATTAATCCTATTCTATATATAATTGCTGCGAAATCGACTGGTGATACAGTGTTGTCTCTAAAAGTACAGACTTGCTTATAAGGCATAGCTGTGATATCTATTACATTAAACGTACTATAATCTAATCCTTTACCACGAGATACGTCAACTGTTATTACATATGTATGATTTTCTAAAGCAACTTCGTACTGCGTTAAGAATTCTCTTTCTTGTATTGGTTGTGAATAAGCTAATTCTTTTAATTTAGAACCGTCAATAAGTGTTCCTGAGCTACCTAAAAATTCACAACAATATTCTTGTTTAAACTTTTGTTCGTCATGATCTAAAGCTTCGAGTGTTTCTTTGCGCCATTTTTCATCTCTGCCTGGAACGTCATTCCACATCACCTTAGTAAACTCGTAACCGTTAGTACCTTCTTCAGCACCTTTACAAGTTTTCCAAAAATGATTTAAGCCGTTGGGGGTGGAGGTCATTAATAGTTTAGTAGATTCACCGGATGAAATAGTAGGATATACAGAAGCGAAAAACTCATCGTAACCTTCAATGAATGCAACCTCATCTAGATATAGGAAATTTACAGACTTACCACGAATGGCGCTTGAAGATGTTGTTCCTGCTAATACTTGACAACCATTCTCTAGTGCTATATTACCCTTGTTCCACTCTTCAATACCTTGTTGTAGCCATTTCGGTAAAGCTTCATATGCTAACTTGAGCCTACCCATAACTTCTCTAGAAGCATCTCCTTTGTTAGCAAGGATAGCTACAGTTTTAAATTCGTTAAACAATATGTAATGTAATATAACAGCAACAGCAGTGGTTGTTTTACCAGACTGACGGGCCGTTAAAACACAAGCACGTCGATTTGCAAAGATTTTATTACAAATTTCTTTTTGGTAATCATACATATCAAATGGTACTAGACCTCTATCAACATGCACAATCTTAATATACGCTTTTGCAAAGTATATAGGATCTTTAGCACATTTCATAAATTCTTTGATTTGTTCAGGCGTATACTCTATAGCCTCAGCTGATCGCTTAAGATATGAGTTTCCTAAGTATCCATTACTCATGTTTTATCTTGTTCACCGTTTATCATCTTAAGTAGGTCAGCAGTAGATAATATTAAATTATTATTAGTAACTTCATTTTTAGAAGGATTTGCTTCTTCTTTAGCATATCTTTTCTTTGTTGACATTTCAACGTAATCTTTGTTAGCGTCAAGTAAAGTTTTCATTAAAGTAGATACAACTTCAAATGCTCTGGGTGATTCCGACTGCTTAGCAATCTCAACCATCTCTTTAACAGAGCTATCGCCAAGACTAATAATATTTTCTATATTCTTCTTTGCTAATTCAATGTCCTTTAGATTCTCATCAGCGCCAGTGTCGATAATTGCAAGAGGTTGTACTTCGCCTTCAACAGCCTCGTCAGCCTCAACAGGTAAGTTAAAAATATCGTCATCTACCGCTGCAACAACAACAGGACGAGGTTCAGGATCATTCTCTCTGACTCCATCTAATATTGCTTGTTTTCTCTCGTCAGCGTCTTCTAGCGATCGCATATTAAGAACCTCAGCTATTTTATCTTGTTTCATTACCTATTTATGACCTTCGTTGACCTGTAAATATTAACCACCATCTGAACCATTGGCGGCCTTCCCCATAAGCTGCTGATCGTAATCTATTGTATTTCATTTAAGTGCGCAAGCTTTTCGTAATCCAGATGTACTAAACCTGTGATCTCTTTTATTAAAATGTAATTCAATATCACGTTTTCGACAAATATCTTTACCAGTAAACTCTTTGTCTCTATACTCGTCTCCTAAGATACGAACATCAATGTGATACAATTCTAACAGATCTAAAAGATCTTGCTCTGTGTTATACGGTATAATCTCGTCGACATATGATATTGCCTTGAGCTGTGTGTATCTTTCAACAATTGTTTGTATAGGCGGGTTCTTGTCTTTTGGTCTATCTTTAGCAGGATCCATTTGTAATCCTACCATTAAATAGTCACACTGAGATTTTGCATCTCTTAACATTTGCACGTGTCCTGCATGTAACAAATCAAATGCGCTGCACGTAAATCCAATTCTACTCATAATATCTCCGTCATCTTATAGATCTAATTATATATTATAACACACTTTGGTGCAAATGTCAACCCCTAAGATGAAGGTGCTGTATTTGCAATTTTAGATGCGTAATCCCAATCATCATCGTAGTCTATCAAACTGTAATCAACAGATAGCTCTTGGTCTGAAGTTGCAACATTATTAGCATTCATACCAGGCTGTAATGTGTAAAACTCTTCTGGTGTAGTATTACTGGTCGAGTCTGTAGCATATCGTATATCGATAAACTTAATAACTTCACTTGATTTCTCAGGCCCGAAGTACCATGCTTTCATAGTAAAGTTAAGTGTATATACTATTGCTCTTCGTTCATCATAACTTCCTTCATACACTTCATCCATTGAAACGCCATTTAATATCAAAGGGATATCAATTGGTTCTAAACCAGTCATAAGTCTTACTGTTCGTGTATAGTCTGGATTAAAGAATGGAATAACCTGTTCTAATAACTTAACTGCGTCTTCTTGGTATTTAGTCATAATAAACAGTTGGAAATCTAAGTTATATGGAACACCTGCGTAGACAAACTTACGACCACCTAGCGTATCATCAACTACTGTTTTTCTTATTTTAGTAATTGGCGAGATTTTACGTTCTGAATCGTATGTCATATTTGTCATTTCAAACGACATACGCGGTAAAGTAATAGCAGCTTTTGCTTTATAATCTGGATTCTGATCTAATCTTGATAATATCTTTTGATATGGTGCGTAAGAGATCGGCACAATCATTGTTTGTTGTGTTACTCCACCATTATCAACTCTCTGAACCTGTAGTTGATTAAAGTATGTACCAAACAGGGCCACATATTTACGTGTTGTATTATTGTAGAAATAGTTAGCTATGGCCATTAGGTATCACTTATAGTAATGTTTTCAGTAAACGGATCACTCTCTGAAAAGTCGAGAATATTATCGCCTTCTTGTTCGAATGCAAAGTTTCTTGCAAGAGAATCACTTCCATCAATTTCTGTATTAGCAAGGTCTTGTAGAGTAGTAGTTGATGTAGTATCAATAGAATCAAAGTAATTATCAATATTTGGATGCCCAGTACTAAATCGTTGACCACTATATTCTATTAACTCGCATCTCATGTCTTGTACTTGTAAAGCGCCTGTTTGATAGAATACACTCTCATGTTCAACAAATTTGATTTCAAACATTTTTTCGTTAAGTGGGAAGTATATTAGATCGCCTTCACGAGGTCGTATGATTGAAACAACTTCACGAGTAACATGTTTTTCGAATGTTCTGTTAGCTACAGTAAATGTTATACTGTCACGGATTTGTAAACCGAATTTAGATAAGAAATCACCTTCGCCTTCAAAACCATCAACATTTTTAACATAAGCTTCAAACTGAAACATTTCATCATATAGTGGCAAATCGTCTTCGTTTAAAATATCATCGCGTGCGCCTATGGTACGTTTAATGTACATAACATCAACACCATACATACGAATGCTTTCAATAACTAAGTCATCAATTAAGCTCTGCTCGTTGAAGTTATCGTAGTTTCTGAAGAATACATTAGTTGCCATCTAAACATTATCCAATAAAGTTGTAGGTAAGAGGCTGGTAAGAACGAATTGCTTCTTCTTCCATCTTCTCTCGATCTGCTTTTGCTTCTGAAAGAATCTGTTCTCCATTAAAAGTAACACCGCCAACTAATTGCATTCCGCTGAACTTAGTTAAATTTAAACCCCAATTTTCTCTGACTAAAACAGTTGCATAATTTTGTAACCAACGATCGCCCCAAACGTCTGAATATAAATCACCGTCAATAACATCATAAGCTTCAATAATAACATACTCACCAGGAACCATGAAGTCTTTATTAACGTCAAGGTATAAGCGATTAACGTGTTTATTATAACGAATCATTGGTTTACCTACAAGAATCTCTTGCAGGAATTGTAAGTGGGTCATCGACATATAATAGTTTTGAACATTATATCCAGTGATATCTTCAATGTTATTCAATACAAATTGATATTGAACATTAAATATACCAGAACCAGTTGAAAGATTTGATGTTAATGGGAAGACACCAGAGATACCAAGTAATCCTTGTGGCAAAGTAAGATAACCGTTTTCTCTATCGCCTTTAGCAACTGC